AATGATAGCTCATCACTACCTCTACCCGCAGGATCAACTGATAGTACAGTACCTTGATATGGTTTAAAGTCAGTTGATACAAATATAGGTCGTAGTAGCTTATCGCCTTCTAGCCCTACACACTCTATATCATTTATTATCTCACTAGCTCCTGATCCCCATGCTACTTGTACAGGTGCTATATGCCCACTGTCTATACCCATGACCATAAAGTCACTTATCTTTAATGGGTGTCTATCAGCATCTGACATAGCTGTTATCAGTTGAAACTGTAAGTTATATCCTGATCTACCATAGGACATTTCACGTTCAAGTAAGTCCCTATCATCGAACCTCGTTGGTTCTGTAGGTTCACCCCTGCCATGACAGGCTGAAGATAGCTCAGGTTCAGATTCTAGGTGTTCACGTAAATAAGGGGCTAAACGTGATGCATAGAGTTCTGACTTGAGAGCTTCTTCTGTAGGATACCTACTAGCCCATATCCTTATCTCATAGCCTCTCTTAGGTAGGGCATTATATAAGGACATTTCAGTTTGGGGTGTACCTAGGTAACTGATGCTACCATCAGGTATTAAGACAGCATCACACTCCTTGACGGAGTTAGATAGATTATCTCTCATACTCTGGGTTAAACTATTACGAGGTACTTCCACATCATCAAGAATAATATGTGAGGCACGACCACCTGTCATCTGACCTGTAATACCTACTGATCTAACTGAGGGGGCTTGATGTGCCGTGGATGGACCTACATCAAAACTAATAGCTGAATCCCGCTGTTCCTTCTGAGGTAGTAAGTGATGTAGTAACTTCATCTCCCCAATTAGCCTACGAGTAAAGATGGTAAATGCCCTAGCTCTATCACTACTAGCACTGATAACTAGTATGCGTTCATTAGGGTTACAATATAGTAGCCATATACAGTATATTGCTGTGATCCAACTCTTACCTACCCCTCGGAATGCCTGTATAACCTTACGCCTAGGACCGTGTTGTAGGAAGTTAGCTATGTCATATTGTATGGGTGTTGGCTCAGGTAATCCTAGATGTTTCCAGGCTAGGTACAGGAGATTCCTAAAGTCCTCCTTAATAGGATCAGTGCGTTTCTTTGCCACTAACAGCCTTCAGTCCTACAAAGGGTAGACCTTCCACTAGATTGTGCATCTCATTACCCTCTACTACATTAGCTTCAATCCCGTTATCCTTTAGGAACTGGCGGGCAACATTAAGTGTACTTGCAGTGGGGTCTGCTTTAATGAGTTCAGCCAGTGTCTTAGCCATTAGAGCGTGTAGCTCCTCTAGCTCCTTGGGTGTTGCTGTCCGTTTACCATTCATATTATTTAGACCTCGGTGTATTAATAAATACTTGTTCAAACATATCCTTACCTAAGAACCACACTAAGCTACACGTAAATGCAATAGTACTTAAAACTTTAACCATTTTAACCATACCTTCTGCTGTGGTCCACGCATCAAGTAGTGCCTTGACTGATCTATCTAGATTTTTTACATCTTCATGAAGTGACTTAACCTCTGCCTTTAGTAGTTCGATTTCTGTTTCTTCACTTTTGCTCATTTCTTCTTCTTCCCCTTGTGTAATAATTGTGTTTGAACAGGTAAACTACTGTACATATCTAGTTTGCATGCTATCTTAATTGCTTCTTCTGGTGTTTTTCCTAAGTGCATTGCGGTATCTGCAATCATTGCCCCTGATCCTATACTCATGGACTTACCAATTACCTTATCTGGTCCAAATGCTGCACACCAGAAGAACAATCCGTTTTCATTAAGTGTTAATGCAGCAAAATCTTCAAGATCATCATACTCAGGATCATCTACGTTATCTGGATCAGCATACCACACTAGGAACTTCTCAATAGCGGTACAATCCCCTGAACAACCTATAACAGTTCTGTCTATAATTAAAATTTTCTCGGCTAAATAGGGTAATGCACCTGTTGTTACTTGAGAGTCGCTGTATATACCTTGTCTAGTTCCTATAATTGTAGTCATATGTTACCTCTGAACTCTACTTTTCCACTTATAAATAGTATCGAGGGCAGCTTCTGCCTTCATCAGTCTTCGTTGTAGTTCACTTCTGGAAAGCTGCTCAAGGGGTCTGGACAAATCGCGGGTGCTAGGAGAGTCTGACACCCCGTCAGCGTTAATAGTATTAATAGTATTTGTAAATTCCGCATCTAGTTCCTCTTTGAGTTTCATATTGTGTTTATCTATCTTGATACTAGTTTCAGACTGATGCTTACCCAGAGCTTGTAAACCTGCAAGCTCCTTTAGGGCAGCATCTAGCTGACGGGCGGTGTAACTTCTCCACCCATACATACCAATAAGGATAAGTGTATAAGCTAGGATAACATACACCATTATATCCATCCTAGTCTTCTGAATCCTTTTCCTTCAGTACAGTAACAATTAAGCCAAATACAAAAGCTACAACGGTAGCTAGTTGTAATTCTTGCTCTACTGTCAATTCTAAACCTAATAGTGCGCCACCCCAAGCTAAAGCTCCTACTGCTGCTGCCTGTGTGCTTTTTTCTTTTAATCTTGCTTTAAGCCATGCCATCATATACCAAACTCCCTATTATTAAATGTAATTAAAATGTAATGCTGTAAAATATACTCCATAAGCGCAGGGAATACCTGCATAAGCAAACCAGAGGTCACGCCTCCAGACTGTTACCCGTCTACCGTGTTGATAGTACTCCCTCGACAAGGGGAAAAGTAGTACTAACCAGACGAACCATATAGGTTGCCATAGTATTAGTAGTGCAGGTACAAAGGCTGTAAGCCAATGTGCTATTTGATCAATAATTTCTTTTATCATATTAGTAACTTATTATCATTTTAACAACGAAAGACGGTTGCATATTATTATGTGCTGCACCACCACCAGTTGATGCAGTTGGGGTTGTGTTAGCTGAGTTGCCAACTTTCATCTGCGCCCCTGCTTCTGGGTCATTGGAATGAGCCTGTCCAGTACCACCTGTATGAGTATGGGCGGGCATTTGAGCAACAGTAAGTGTATGCGTTTCCGTACCTGTAAGATAAGCTAAATCCCTATGAGTAAGTCCTGCCCCACTGCCCTCACCAATCGCTGCTCTGCCCCTAGTATCTGGGACATTAAAGGTACTTGAACCATCACCTACACCCCAAAGAGTACCGATAGCAGCAAACAGTGCAGCGTAAGTAGTACGGGATACAGCCTGTCCTTGACACCATAACCAACCAGTTGGTGCTGTACCACCTGCATAGGCTTGCATGCACCCCGCGGGTATAATACTGGCACGAGCTAAGTCTATAACAGTCTGTAATGTTGCTTTCTTCTTATTCCCTGAGCTAGATTGATCTGCGAATGGCACACTATCCAATGCTGTAGGCACTGTTGCAGTTAAACCTTCAAATACAGATTCATTTAAAGCTGCCGTTGTTACTGAGCCATCCCCAAACCCTGCGGTTACAGGGGCTGCATAAGTTATTTGTACTGCACTTGTGCCAATTGGTATAGCTGAGTTAAACGTAACAACACCTAGAGCTAAACTCCATGTATTAGAGTGCTGTACTACCCCATCAAATGTTATAGTGACAACATTAGTAGTTACATCAGTACCCGCACTCATCGTTAATTGGGTAGTTGAACCTGCTGTGAACCCTACACCCGCTGCAAAGGCATCTACAGTAGCTAGATTATCTGATCTATCAATAGCTTCTTGCCCTATGTAGAAGTTTTGGTTAGCTGATAGGTCCAAGTCAGGTGCTGTTAATACTGAGGCATCCTGAAAGTCTACTAGCCTTGTAGTTGCAGGTGTTACCCTCTCTATAAATATGGAAAGGGGAGAAGCAGGTGCTGTTACGAACTGTATTGTGGAATCAGTCAGCCACACATAATCCGTAGTCAGTGTCTTTAGTACACCTGCTACCTTCACTGTAACATGAGTTCTATCTAAGAATAGGAAGGGTATGCTAAAACTTCTAGCTGAACCATCCCCCGTGTATGTTACTCTTGAGTATGCCATTAATCATTTCCTTTAGGATACTTTAGTTTAACTGCCAAGCAATCATCAATATACTTCTGAACCTGAAGATCATCAGCTTTAGCAATGCCATCTAAGTAATCGGCTACAGGTGGATACTCTCTTGCCCGTAGTTCTTGATAAGCCAAGGCATCTTGTTCAGTTTGCAGTCGTTTAATTTCTTTTGTGATTAAACCTTCATCTAATGTAACTACATTACCCTTCTCATCAGTAGCATCTATATTATTGTCAATAGAGACAACAGTTGAGTGTGTATTTCTGATTGCTAAATCCCTCATGCTCCTATCTCCATAACAGTTATTGTTGATATAGAAACGCCAGAGTAACTAGTATTTCTTACGCCTGAAGTCTGGTCATTAACTCTAAAAGTCCCACCACCTTGCACACAGGCAATTTTTACATTATATGTTTGGGAAGAGGTTGTTGATGGGCTATCAAGAAACCCCATCCCTGTATTCACGGTATGATTGTTATCTCCATTATCATAACCATTGCTATGCCATAAATGTGTTGCGCCTGAAATAACATTAGCTAAACCAATAGGGTTAGTTCCTCGATACAGTCTAATCCCTCCTGCGTGTCCTCCAATTCCTGCATTTATATCATACCTAACAAGTATCTTACTTGAAGTTGAAGAA